ATATTTTCTACTGTACCATTTGGCCCTTCTTCAAGAGCTACCATGTATTGAGGAATTGCCTGGAAGGTTATTGGGTTACTTTCATCGCCGGGCTGTATAAGCATTACACCAGTCCCAACGCAGAGATCCATTAAAAACTCTCCCATTGCCAGATCAAAGTTTGTCTGCCTCAACAGGGTAAAAAATTTCTCGGTGTAATTCTGGAGACCCTCCCGAACTACATCTTTCTGTTCCTCTGGAATGTCTGTACCAGGTTGCAAGTCCATCCACTGCTTGTCAGGCGGGAATAGCCCGGACTGAATGCGGTTGGCAAATCTTTGCACACCAGCTACCGCAGTAGAGTCAAAAACTTGCGCCCCTTTGTGACGGCCCCCTACTTTTCCTTCATGGTAACCGTCATATAAATTTCTTTGGGGAAGGCCGTAGATGTAACACTGTTCGTAGAGATCACGCCAGTTTTCTTTTCGAGACCAGGCGGCCTCGTATCTTTTCTTTAACGCCCCCGCCGACATTTTCATTAGGCACGCCTCACTGGTGGCCCAAGAGTTGTTGCCAGTCCTTGATCGGGTTGCACGCCTTCACCTGTTATACCCAAAGGTGATCCGGCGATGAGGGGTCTGGCTCTGCGCCGTCTGGCTCTCATTCTGTCCCCCGCTTGCTGAATAGCCGCACTATCGCCCGTACCTATTGCACGCAAAGCAGTCTGCAAATCCCGGTTGTCTGCTTTTTGTCTCGGTGTAAATACTGATCTCACAGCCGCCACTGCACCGCCCATTATACTGTCCTTCCTTGAGATTCTCGGCTAAAAGTCGGGCCGAAGGTTGATTGAGCGGGGACACCCTCATAAGGATTTTCCCGCATTCCAAAAATTAATTGTCTGTTTCCGGCACTGCGCCTGGCTCTTTTTCTGGCGGCAATTTCTTCGGCAGACTGCCTCTCCTGTGCCTCCAGTCTTTCCTCTTGTTCTCGTTGCCGCCTCAGCAGTTCGGGGTCTGGCCCTGGAGCCGCTGGCATTTTAGGTGCAGAAAATAAACCGCTCATTCTATGTCCTCGCAAACATGATAAAATCCTGACCGTCCGGGCCATACTTTTCCAAACGACCTTCTTCCTTAAAGTACAATGTTTTTATCCATTTGAGAGCCAGAACATTTTGTGAATGTACAGTGACCTGAAGGCGTACAAGATTTAACTCCGACATAAATAAATCAAACATATGCTTGGTAACCCGGTGGAAGGGGCGTGCTATATCTGTCAAATTGACATCAGTAATTAACCAGCATTCCGCTACACCCTCCCAGAGGGGTATGCATCCAAAAATACCTACGGGTCTGCCGTGATGGACAGCGGCATAGGCTGGCCCCATTTTGGAATAACCTTCTAAAATAGTCGGAAATTCGGGGATGGTGTCAAAGAAAACTCTGTCATGCTCCCGGACAGTCATCATACCTACTAGGGCGGGATGAAACTCTATAATCTTGGGGTCTGTAAGTTTGTAGGTCTCGTTTATTTTTTCTACATCATTAAGCAAAGACATTAAAATCCGTCATGGCACTTGGCTGTCTTGTCCAGTGAACTGGAGCCTTGGTCATCCTCTTGTGTTCCCCGCCGCCCAGCATCAGGTATCCAAATGCATCGCCAACGTGGGAGTGTTCGTTTTTGTTGGGAACGTCCTTGAACCTCTCCTGGCCCGATCCCATCGACACCCTGGAGAAGTGATAGCCCCCAGCTAAAGCCTTCCGGGTACGACTGCATTTTTTATTTACCAGAAGACCGGGTTTTTTGTCTATAAACCGAATCATCGGGGAAGCCATAGCCTCTCGCCGTGTCTTCCAGTCATTGGTGTGTGTCGGTCTCGCCATCAGGCCAATAGTCTTGAGATGGTCAAAAGCTGTTACTTCATAAATTTGATCCCTTTGCTGACCAGCCGGGTCACCCCACACCATAACCTCGGCGTTAGGAAACATTGTCTCTAGCTCGGCCTTTAACTGATTGCCGAATCTTTCCAGCCCCATGTCAAAGGTTACCAGTTCGTGAATTATTCGCCACTGGCCGGATACAGTGCGTTGACCGAAGACTGCCGCCGGGGTCAATCCAAAGTCCAGTCCTATCTGCAAGGGCAGAGCGGGATCATATTCCAGCCCCTCGTGGGTCATCAGTTCATCATCGTATTCCGGCGTAATGGGTTTACCTTCCTGGACATACTGATATTCACCCTTGGCATAGCACCTGATCCAGTCAATTGTCTTGCCTCCAACTAATTGATCGTAGTAACCGCCGGGCAGATTTTTTAAATTCTCTGCCGCCGGGTTTGTCATCCACCACTTGCCAGCCGAATTAACAAAGCCGTTGAACTCCGGCTCTTCGGGCAAGTCTTCGTGGGGTACTTCAATAACTCCGGCGGGTTGTCTATAGAATTTCCATGCATATTTTCCAAGGGGGGCTTCCTTGCCCTCGGCCAGTCTGTACCAGTAATGGTCATCGTGCATGGGGTTGGTGTCCATCCATATTCCCCGCCACGATGTACCGCCGTCAGCCTTGGAGGGATATCTGCCCACCCGGTGGGTCAGACCGTCTATAATTGCCTTGGGCAGTTCTCTAGCCTCATTAATCCACGCCCCGGTCAGTTCAAGGGATAGAAGTTTCCGCACATCCTTGGGCTGATCCAGGGCAAGGAATATCACTTCACAGTCTATGCCGTGGGCCTCTCCCCTGGGGGGTAATTTAATATGGTGGGTTATGGGGGGAGACCAGTGCGCCCGCCCCCAGATATTCTCCGGGAATATTTCCATCCATGTCTTCAAGGTAGTAGTGCGAAGCATTGGATAGCTGTTTCTGACTACGGCAAAACGGGAATAGCGGATACCGTCCCGCGGTGACGGCTTCTGCTTGACTGCCCTAAGCATTATTTCAGCGGCACAGGCGTAGGACTTGCCGGAACCTACTGGCCCCATAATTCCCCTGACAAAGGAATTGTTATTTAAAAATTTCCATATTGTAGGGGCTGTCGAAAAATCCAGATCAAGGGATGCGGAGTCTTCCATCATTCCTCCTCCAGGTGGTAGGGACGATTGCCGGGAACAAGTTTATAGACAATAAACGGATCACCTTTGGAATCGTAAATCGGGATTTGTTTGGCATCAGGGCTGGGTTTTTGCCTGTCTACATAAATCCATTCCATGTGCGGGTTGCTGTTGGTCTGCCTGGTAACCTCATCCAAAAAATCTTTATGCTCGGCGTACCACATCATTTTCGTTACAAGGGAAAAAATGAGAAACATCTAATACAGCGTCCAATATTTCTTCATGGTTTGTCTGTAGCAATCCAGAATAGAATAATATTCCCAGTATTCATTCTTCATTGTGGATGGATCATCTGGAACAAACCGCCCCTTTTTTGTCCTGGCTCTCCGTTTTATTTTAGCCATCAGTAGGGAATACCAAGAAACAACAGCATTAAAATACTAAGAATCATTTTCCGTCCTTTCGGTTTCGGGTTGGGCTGTCTCACCGTCACAGCAATCCAGCAATGAACGCTTGCACCTTCCACATTCGTAGTGGCTTTGTTTAAAAATTGGCCTAGTCCAGGAGCCGCACCAATCGCAAATTTGAGGATGTAAACTCATAGCTGATACCACTGCATATCCAAAACTCACAAAACCACTACAAACACAAAAGTAAGAATAATTAGAAAAATTATCCCGGCTATTGATTCATATTTATCAAACATCCTTTACTTCCTCGTATTCAGTCGTGACCACATCCGGCCCAACCATTTTGATACCCACGACAGAAGGTGTTTTGCTTTCTGCTGGCATAGGCTCCAGTAGCCCCGCACTTTTTGCCAGCACCTTGAGGACGCTGACTTTATCGTGCATTTCAAGTTCGAGAACAGGTTCACCATTTTTACTCCTAGTTACCCGGATTTTTTTAATGGCAGAGGCCGTAGCGTCCGGGATATCCGCAGACGACTTCACCTTTACCTCTCCTTGATCATTCCACGTTACAACATCCGTCAAGTTCGCTGACGCTATGTCTACCAGTGTCTGGGCAACTGCCTCCTTATTGTGGGCTATAACAGACGACCTTCCCTTTAGCCGCTTCTCTAAAGCCTTTACACCGCCGAATCTTCCCGTGGCATATGTCTCAACCATAGGGACACCTTCCAATAGGACACGGCATTGTCGTTCCACACGGACGTTTATCGCTGTATAAGTTTATTCCGCACACCTCGCACTTGCCTGTTTTTGTCTTCAGCAGTTCCATCCTCCTTGCTGTATCTTCCCCGCGTTTTTCAGTGGGAATAAAATATCTTTCATAACTCATAGTTTTTTAAACCCATCCTTCTCCTGTAACATTAGGGGAGCAAAGCAATCGGGTGTTGCCCTGTGCCAGCCATAACACGCTTGACCCTAGATCTGGCTGATTTTGGGTTCCGCATCATCTTCATTGCCGCCCCCCTAAACTTAAAACGGAATTTCATCATCCAGGTCATTGCTCTTGGCCGGGGTATTATCCCCCTCATATGGAGGAAATAACTTCGCCTCGACTACCAGTTCGCCCTTGTCATTCATCTGGGCTATAGGGAGAGCCTCGAAGATCAAACTAAACCCATCCTTCTCCTTCATGGGAAAAGCTACGCCTATCTTCGTCCAGTATGTCTTCCCGTTGGGTGCTTTCCTTGCCGTTTTTAACTCGTACCGATCTGCCATTAATCAACTCCTTTTTGAGGCGTTCCAAATACAAGACCAAGTCCATTGCCTCTTCCTGAGCCTGGTCAATCCAATAAACTGCCGGAGAATTATTATCCTCCATGCTGATGCCAAAACGCTTCATACCCTCCGCAGAACGGACAACAAATTTGTCTATTACGGCATCAACTATGGGATCTTCAGTTCGCATCAATGAAAAACTCCTAAATATTTTTGTGAGACCCCCCTAGACGTAGGCGGCCCCCACCCCCCCCAAGGGTCACTTTCTCTATTCCCCAGGCATAGTAATCGATCCCCCGTACTTTTGCAAATGGAACCATTAGTCTAAGGACACTGGAAGGTCACGGAGCATGAAACCTAAATGATCCGGGGCTGGCCGCCGCAGTTGACGGCACTCAGTCAGATATTGCTCGCCCTTTTCCTTTACCTGGTCAACAGTCATAACCTTCAACACTGCCTCGGCTTGCTCATTAGCTCGGAGGTCAATGATCTTGAACTGGCCTAGCCTCTCGCCACATCTCATCGCCCACCACTTTGCCACTTCTTTTATCACCTTTACATCTCTTGCCCTCTCTTCAGAACTCTGGTTACTAACAGCCACTTCCCCTTTAACAGGCTGTTCTGGGATGTCCTTCTCTTCTATAGCTGGTGGATCTTCCCTATCCATTGCATCAACCAGATCATCCTGTGTCAGTCTCTGGTCATAGACAACTCGATAGACATTCCCCATAACGTGTCTCCACTTCGGATGGCTTCTGTACTTAGAGACAACTTGAATGTATTTCTTCTTCTTTAGCTTCTTGATAGCTTTCCTTACTGTATCCACATGGCACCCAGCCTTCTTCCAGAGTGTCTTCTGGTTTGGATAGGCGAAGCCCTGATTGTTGGCGTATGAACACAGCACGGCGAATACCCTCATTTCCTTATCTGTGATTTCCAGATCCATCACAGCACCCGATGGAATGCGTGAGTAGAAACTGGGTGGAGCGTTATTGGCCTCTCCGAAGCTCGGCTGATCGTCTGGCATCTATCTTCTCCTCTATTGCTTTGAGTGCGGCTAATCTATGTGAACTTTTAAAGTCGAGCATTTCCTTTAGTTCAAACCAACTGGGAAAGAACTTATTCCTACCGGGTGCGGATCTCAGCACATCAATTACCGCATCGGCTGGATAGTCTTTGAGTTGCTCGGTGTATGCCTCCAGGGTCATATCGTATTCGCCTTGGCTTTCCTTTCTGGGTATTGTGAGTGTCTTCAGTTTAATGAGTTCCTTGGCAATATCTGCCTCGCTCATTTTGGGACACATATCACTGATCTCATCGTGTACCTTCATCAGTTCGCTCATTGTCTGCTGACCTGTTATACGATAGCCAACAAAGTCGAAGTCACTGGTCAGTTGCTCTTCGAGCCACGAAGCGCTGGTATGCTTCAGCGTGTCTATTGCCGTCCTGTCGGGATTGATCGGAGGCAGTGCTGTCGGGCTGACTGTTAACTGGTTCATCGTTCCACCTTTCCTGATTGAGCCATGTTGTTGGGTTGCAAATATATTGCGGGTTGGGATTATATCTGGCTAGTCCAGCCATGATGTCTTCATGTGTCGTAATCTTGAGTGCTTTTTCATACGCCTTCCTCGCTCCTCCCTTGGCTACCTTTTTGGGATATTGTGTCCAGAATTGATCAAAATGACCTATATTCTTTAGTGATGGTTCAATAATGGTTCTATTATGGTTAGGGTGACACTTTGACCGCCTCAGAGGCGTCATATTTACCGCCTCAGAGGTGACAGATTCACCGCCCCTGTCATATTTACCGCCCCTCAGTTTTACCTTGTATCTCGTAGCACTGCGACCATGTCCCATCTCTAGTCGCTCCAGTTCGCCCAGGTTAACCAGTTGGCTAATAGATCGCTGAACAGAACGGCGGTCTGAATTGCAGTATTGGGCAATGCGTCTAATTGACGGCCAGCATACACCGCTATGATTGCAGTGATCTGCAATAGCTAACAGTACCAGCCTAGCGGTTCCCTTGGACTGGGAATGAGCAAAAACCCTGGACATTATCTCAACGCTCATTGTCGGCCTCGAATATCGCCGTGAATATCTCCGATGCGACCTGGGGAACAATCGCATTCCCCAACGCTTTCAATCGCTTCGCCCTGTCTTTCTGCCCCTCAATCACTCTGGGGACTCCTCGTTCCCAATCTCCGTCCACCCAGGCGGATAGCCCATCAAAAGTTCCACCCAATCCGCTGATAGCTGACCCTTGGGTTTGTCCTGATCCTTCACTTCCGCACACAGATAATTTCTGCCCAGCATATGCTTGTGGCTTTTGCTCCCCACTGGCCCCGTGTCCTTGTATTCTGACGCTCTGGGTGTCGGCCACATTTTGACCATCCCTCGCAGGTACCCCCTTTCGATGTCGTGGTTGTTTTTCATGTTGGCATCGAGTCGATCCGATGCGTTGGGTGTTGCCCAGGTCGAAGGCGATGATCCAGACTCTTTGTCTTCTGTGGGGGGCGTTTTTACTGACAGCTCCAAGTATGATCGGCCACGCATGGTAACCTTCAGTCGCCAGATCAAGTAACACCGTGTCGATTCCCAGCGAGATGTGACCAACAACATTTTCAAAAACGCATACGCTGGGTCTTGTTTGCTTAACAATTTCAATAATCCACGGCCAGATGTGACGCTCATCTGCCGTGCCTTTGCGCTTGCTGGAGGCCACTGAAAAGGGCTGGCATGGATATCCGGCAGTGAGGATGTCGACTTTGCCGAAGTCTCTTGGGAAGGTTTTGACATCATCGTAGATGGGGACGTTAGGCCAGTGTTTTCTGAGGACTTGCTGGCAGAACTGCTCTGGCTCACAGAAGGCGACTGTTGAAACATTTCTATCTGTTCTGCGTCCAGCGTCTGCGAGGGCGAGGGCGAATCCTCCAATTCCGCTACAGAGATCCAGGTGTTTTTCAAGCACTCCACCTCCCTACCTCATCTCCCCACTGATCCCAGCCGTCCCTTTTGGTGCGTGAAAACATCTCCAGGTAAGGGCCGGGATATAGCTTCTCGATGCGGTCATAAATCTCGTCCGGCTTGCGGGAATGCTCACGCCTGGGTGACATAATAACCTGATGCACACCCCCACTCATCCTCTTCGGTTTTCCCTTTGTGCCGAGCAAGCAGAGTTCGATGTTTTGTCTTGTGTGGTACCCCAGTCCCATGTGGAGGCCACGTCCCGATGGATTTGTTTTAGTCCAGCAAAACCCGACTGTCTTATATGTGAACCCCCAAGAAGCAATAAGCTCAAGACCTCTATCCAGCATCGAATTAAGAACCCAAAGGAAAAGAACACTATCAGAAGCGGCAAGAGAATTAACAGGCATATCAATAAGATCGCCTTGTTCCATAGTCCTGTAATACTGCGAGGCACTTTTGGCACTGCCTTTAATGCTCCACGTCTTCCACGTCCAGGGTGGATCCGCTAATATAACTCCATACCCTCTTGTGGCATTCCCCATGATGGGCTGGCCCGGCCACGGTGAAGAGGAGGTCTGGCCCAACTCGCCCCGGCTTTCCACAGGCGATGCATATTTCGTAGTTGTCTTCGCCATTAGCTTGCATATTTCCTGAGACCATGTCGAACTGTGGAGCAGTCGCGGTTAAATCGCCTTGCAATCTGCCGACTGCTATACCCCAGCTCTTCATGGATGCGACTCCACGCCTCCCACCTCGCCTGGCATACTTTTGAGACACGTGTCTCTCCCTTTAACTGCGCCAAAGTAATATTGTAGCTAGCACATACATCACGGATAATATCCCCGACACTGGTGGGGCTGTTTCTGTAGGGATTCACAATGTTGCCTATCTCCGGGAATATCATTTCTTACCCCACTTCATTACCATTTTGACTACAATTTCAATTGCCTCTAATTGCTTGTTTAAATCCTCCACCTGTTTTTTTAATTTCCTGTTTTCGTCAACCAGAAATTGTGCATCTATCTCTTCGTCAGCCATCGATGTCTCCTTTTGATGTAAGTAAAATCTCGCACGTTCCTTTGTCTATTGCTCCCGCGCATTCCCAACAGGCTCCCAGTTCGTGTATCAGCGAATCGTTTTTGAGTACCCCGGAATGCTCCAGTAAATCGCACAAAGGTTTTACGATGTTGTCTAAATCCCTTCTCCTTTTGTCGGGAGGGCAAGCCCGAATTATCATGCCAACCGGGACGGTAAAAGTTTCTGTTTTCGGGATCATTAGCCCAGCCACCGCCAGCCAATCCGTATAGGCTTTCGTGCGGTAGACACCCCGGCTGGTGTATCGCCATAAGCGATTTACCGAGGGTGGGAAGGGCAGACAACACGACCATACTCTAGGCAATGTGATTCATGTATTTTTTGAACTGCTCGATTCGATCCTGGTTGGTCTCAGCCTTCGCCGCTAACCCATACGTGCAGAGTTCATTAATTAAACTGGTCATACTTTTCCTCTCCAGACCCGCTTGCATTTTGAGCTTTAAAACCGTGTCTTTCGGCAGTCTCAGGGTGGTCATGTGGTACTCACTGTCCATAGGCTAAGATTCCTTTTTAAAAATATTGTTATTAGTCTATTGACACTATCACAACTATAGTTTAATTAATAGAGGAACGATTGATAAACAACACAACAACAAGAGGAGAAAATCTAATGGCCTACATTATTGAATATAAATTTAGTCGTGGGTGGGATGTTCTAAACGAGTTTGTTTTAGAGGATTCTTACGACACGAAAGAAGAGGCTAGTGAAGCTATTGCTGATCTGATCCAGACTACTCAGCAAGTTTTTGAAGATGGGGATATAGATGAACCATATGATCCAAAAGATTTTAGAGTAAGGGGGCAAAGCTAATGTTGGAAATTAAATTAAACAAGCATGAGGTTAGTATCCTTACTGAAATTTTAAATCACCATGTATATAGGGTGGATGATAATACTTGGATAAATAAGTACGGCAATCGCACTGTCGTTCACGTTATATCTTTTCTTAAAAAAATAGGAGGGTATACAGATTATGGTAAAAACATTTAGAGTAAGGGAGCAAAGCTAATGGAAATAGGAACAAAAATTATTGGAAATTTCGGAGCGAATATACCACTGTCTTTTGGTGAGATTGTTACAATCAGCACTTATGATACTGGAGCCAAGGCTCCAGAAATTAAAGTTAAGTGGGAAAATAGTTCTCATACTTGGCTGTTGATAAGTGAAGTCTGCACTTTAGAGTTGTTGCCTGAGAGGGGGCTTTCTCCCATTGGGTACTATACAGAGGACGCTTATTATGAGGAGCAAAGCTAATGCTATCCAAAATAAATAAAGACGCTGACACTTGTAGGATTTATCTCCGTGTAAGTACACAAAAGCAAGGCGTCAGCGGGTTGGGCTTGGACGCACAAAAACAGATCGCCACAGCCAAGGCAAAGGAGCTAGGGCTGGAGATAATAGAGGAATGCAAAGAGGTGGAGTCTGGACGAAAGACTCGCCTTGGCAGACCTGTTCTGCGTGAGGCGTTGGAAAAGTGTAAGGCAGATGGGGCTGTTCTCATTGTTGCCAAGATGGATCGCCTCACTCGTAATTTTTCTTTTCTTTCTAAACTGGCAGAGAGTGCCGAGCGTGACGGAATAGGGATTGTCGCCGCAGACATACCATCGATGGGGTCTCCTTGGCAGACTAAAATGATGTGGCGAATTTTGGCATCAGTTGCAGAAGCCGAGGCTGAGGCGACAGCAGAACGAACCAAGGTTGCGATGGCTATTGCCAAAGAACGAGGTATCGCCTTGGGCAATCCTGATGTGCGCAATGCACAAAAACTTGGGACACAAGCGACCAAAAAAAATACAAAGAAGTTTGCAAAAAAGATTTATCCGACAATAATTGAAATAAAAGAAGCGGGTATAATTTCACTCCGAGGTATTGCCAAGGCGTTAAATGCTAGGGGCGTTAAGACCTACCAGGCTGAGATGATAGATGAAAACACCAGCCGCCGTAAAGAAGGCAAGCCAGCCCCAATTTGGAGGGCAGAGAGTGTAAAAAAATTAATTAATTCAATAGAGGGAGGTAAAAAATGAAGAGGATAAAAAAGGGGCGTTTTCCAAATGACCCTCTGTCAAATTGTACGAGGAAGTCACGTTTTGAGATTGAGTTCCCGGATGATTTTGATTGGATTCAAGAAAACAAGGACTCTGGCGCAATTAATTATTGCTCGGCTATTGCCAATTTCAAACTGGCTTTATATGACAATCGAGCGAATGCCATCAGTTTTTGGGGGCAGAGCATTGCCCACTCGCAACTCATCCTGACAGTGGGGAAAAACGCTCTTGCGGCTCTACAATCGGGATCTGGTGCTATTGGAACGCCGTTATCCGAGTGCTATCACGCCATGTCGTATGATGTATCCACCAGCACGAAAAGACGAATCATAAAAGAGGCGATTGAGCGAGATTATTTGCGAGAGACAATCGCAAGCTGGAACAGCCGCATCAAATTGATCTACCTAACTGGCTCGGAACTGCGAACTTTTTTAAGGCAACAGCTTCTGTTTCGTGGGGTTGCCCAGCACCACAATTTGCCTAAATACAATCGGCAAATAGAGCAGAATGATCCGCTGATAAGTGAAATAATGAATGACGAATTTAAGCAGTCTGATTTTTAACAGTGTTCAAAATGGACTCCAAAATGGTCACCATTTTGAGCAACGATTTTTCTTAAATATTTATAGAGGTCTGATATAATATAAGATGAAGGGAGCAACAAAATGAAAGTAAATGGATTGTGGCCGAGGGGACTAAGCAGAGAAAAAGCTGCTTTTTATGTAGGCGTATCAGCCACTACTTTTGATAAACTGGTGACCAAGAAAAAAATGCCCTCATCCAAGGAAGTGTCCCCTGGACGAGTAATCTGGGACATTCAGGAACTTGACCTCGCTATTGAAAGCCTTCCAGAGAAGTCTGACACCTATCAGCAAAAACAGCCTTGGGAGGCGTAAATGAAAAAACTTCCCAAGATTAAATATATAAATGCCTATGTAGATAACCGGGGTACGGTTCGTTTTTATGTTCGTTACAAAGGGAAAAAACACCCGGACTGTATGAAAACTGATCCCTTTAAAGATCGGGTAGGTTTTGAATTAGAGAAAGCAGATAAGTTAGCCGAGCTTAGACATGAGATAAATAAAAAGGGTGGAGAAATTCCAGCGGGTACACTCGACTGGCTAACTTACAAATATTTTGCCAGCCCGAAGTTTAAAAAATTTAAAGCGGGTACACGAAGTCAAAAGCGTGGGGTGCTTGAAGGTATATTAAAGACACACGGTCATCACCCGTATATTAAAATGAATATAACCTGGGGTATAAAAATTCGTGATGAGAAGGCACAGCTTCCAGCCGCCGCAAACAATCGGTTGAAAGCTCTACAGGCATTATACACCTGGGCAATTAAACAACAGCTATTGCCGGATGGATATGCCAATCCTATTGAGAAGGTTGAGCGGTTGGATGAGACCAGCAACGAAGACAGAATCAATGTCAGTAAATGCGACTGCTGTGACGGTCACCATGTTTGGAACATAAACGAGATCGAACAGTATAGAAAATATTGGAAAGTTGGGACAATGCAACGCCTTGCTTTTGAAGTCATTTACTGGACAGGCACTAGGGTAAGTGATGCGTATCGTCTAGGCAAACACATGGAACAAAATGGTATGATCCAGTTCACGGCAAAGAAAAATGATAAGCCGATGGAAATTCCACTAGCCCCGGAGTTAAAAAAGATTATTGAGAAAACGCCCAGCGGTCAAATGACTTACCTAGTTCATACTCATGGGATGCCTCACAAGTCAGAAAAGACTTTTTCCCAATGGCTGGTAAGAGCAAGAAAAAAGGCCGGGTTGCCTGATAGGTGCGTCCCCCACGGCATACGCAAGGGGACAGCTACTATTGCAAGAAAGGCTGGTGCATCTACTGCACAGTTAAGGGCATTGTTTGGATGGCAGTCTGACAAAATGGCTGATCATTATACCAAAAAAGCGTATGATGGAGAGATGGCTAAACCAGTTGTAGAGTTTATGGATTACAAGAAAACTGCTAAAAAGTGACTAGCAGTTAGAAAGGAAAGTGACTAGCAAAGTGTTAAGTAATTGAATATATGAGGAAATATTAGGAGAGTGGCGACCCCGGAGAGATTACGTTTATCCAGGGATAACAGCCACTTAGACTAAAATTAGTCAATCACATTTCCCTATATCACCCCATATATTCTTTTCAAGTGACTAGCAATGGAGAGTACATATGGGGATTTATTACCGCTATTACCGAATAAAAGTAAAAAGATTTTTCCGAAAATTCAAACGTAAAAAACCAACTTTAGGTGGCCTGTTAATGGGTGTGCACATCGTGTCCACAACACTTGGCAGAAAAGGAGTAGAAAAACTATGAAGCACTCACAGACAGGTAAAGAGTCGGGGGCAAGTGATGTCCCTTTTATTACCCAGGTCAAAGGGGAATATCTATTACCCTTCGGGCGCACGCCTAATGACACACTAATTCGTCACCGGGAGGCAATAGATAATGTCAAACCTCCCGAACCTACCGCCCCAATGAAAGCCGGGAATTATTTTCAAGATGCCCTGATGCACTGGTTTAATGATGAATTTAACTGCGCCATCATGGAACCCAAAAAAGGGTATAAGAACAAGCATTGTAATATGGTTGCTAGTTTGGACGGCATTTTTACTGAAGACTGGACATATGAGGGAACCACGGTGAAGGCGGGGAACTTGTGGGAATGCAAGCACCCTGGCAGACCGAGTAATCCAACTGATGCAATGGAAAGAGTGTTGCAAGTTCAAGCGCAGATGGACTGCACTGATACAGAC